TCTGAGTGTCTTTTTGTAAAATACTCATTTCTTTCTGCTACTGTCTCTAACGGTATTCTAGCGAGAAGTAATCCGCCTACTCCAAACACACCTTCATGTTTTCCCGATTCAACTACGGGCGCTTCAAAATCTGGATATTCATCTTGACGAACAAGTTCGTAACCTTCTCGAATCCTTGCCGAAATATTGGACCTATCTTCTTGTCCTCTAGCTTCCGCTCGAATCCAACGATGTTGATATCCTTCTGGTGCAGGTGGTGCGTCTAACATTGACGGTGGACGCCACGGCTTACGCCTTGTCGCGGCACTCCTAGTTTCTTTTGCACGGGCAGAACGTTGAACATTTTTTACTTCTTCAGTAGTTTTTTTAATATCTTCAGTCATAATAGTCACTTATCCTTTCACGTGTTTGGCGTATTCTTCTAGTGGCACACCCAATTTTTTAGCAATAGCTACTTGGCTTGGTGTGAGTCTAACCTTGTTGCGCCCAGCTTTACTTCCTCGCGAAACTCCAGCAACTGTTTGGGCGGTTTTTTTGCTAGTTTCGTTTTTTCCTTCATCAAACTTGTGAGAAAACTCACTTTTTATTCGTTTGTCTAATTCATCATAGTATGAATCAGACTTAGGATCAAATCCTTCTTCTTCAACTAATTTTTTGTGAATACCAAAAGCAGCAAAAGTCATGGTGTAATCACTCCCAAACCAACTATTTTTAGAAGCCCAGTTTTCAGCTTTTGGATCAGGCGGAGCTTTCTGAACTTCTTGTTGTGGAGCTTGGGTTAACGCCTCACTAGCTGCTTTCTGTTGTTGCTCTTGTTGAGTTTTAGCTTGGTTGTAACGATCTTCTGCCACGGCTAATTGAGTTAACTTTCTTTGTGCTTCTACTGTAGCTTGAGAATCACCAGTTTCTACCGCGTTTTTTAAAGCAGCTTCAGCTTGGGATTGTTCGGCAGTAATCCTACTTCCGTACTCAGTAATGTAACTCTCGTCTAAAGTTTGAAGCCGGGATTTCATTTTTTCCGCTTCAGACTTCATAGATTGTGCATAACGAACCGCTTCTTCACGTTCACGTTCAGTATCTTTCACACGTTTAGTTAATTTATTAATTCTTTTCTGAACAGACTTACCGTATTGTTCTTGTTCTTGTTCAGTTTGAGAGGGTTCTTCAGCGGTAGTTTCTTCTTTTAATTCAGCAGCATCGTCACTTTTTATTTCAATCTCTACTGTTTCTTCGGAAACGTCTAAAGGAATCTCATTATTTTCTACTTCTGTTTCTTGTTGCGCTTCTGTAGCAGCCATAGAACTGTTCCTTTTTAGTTATGTAAGATGTCTTCGGGGTTTTTAATGGTGGCTAGAATTTCATCATCGTTAAGAATACGAACTTCGCCACCTTCAATTTTAAATCTGGAACCAGCATACCGTGCAAAAACAACCCATTGTTTCTCCTCGCACCATGCTCCAGTTGGAAACTTTTCTTTGTCTCTATAAGCCAATGGTCCTAGTTTTAAAACATAACCAGCTACGGTCTGTATTTGTGTTTCATCCAGAGTGTTTTCGGCCAGTAATATCCCACCTTTTGTAGCTTTTGGGGGTCTATACGGTAGTATAAGCATACGCCAGCCGGTCGGAGTGGGCAGACGTTCTAATACGGGTTGATCTATTAAGGAAGGGTCTAACGTTTTTTCTTTTGCTTCAACATAAAGCGATTTTAATAAGTCTTTTTTATTTTCTTTTTTCTTTACTGCAGCTTCAGCCATTTAGCTTCTCCTGTTTTTCTAGCATATTAGAGAGTTCTTGGCGTACTAAATCTAAGCCATTTAACTCTCCCATAAGTTCACGATATTGTTCCATGTTTTTTATTCCGTTATTTTCCAAAAGATCTTTTATCTGAGTTCGTCTTTCTCGAATAACTTTTAAAACAAACTGAACAACATCTATATCATCCATATCTGGATCCCAATATTACAATATATCAAACTTGTTTCCAATCTTTACCTTCAAATAACAAAGACTCTGCGGTTCTTCGTCTAACTAAACCGTGTAAAACTTTACCAGCAGCTTTATTCCATCTTTGCATTTGTTCTGGAACTTCGTCATATTTTTCTTCATTAAGAACTTTAAGCATGGTGCTTGACTTTAAGTTTCCAGCGCCTAAATTAAAAGTCCATGCAACAAGAGCATCAAATTGATTTTGGTTTAAATCAACCGTAACTAAGTTATCAATGTGATCTTCAAACTCTTTTAAATCTTGTTGTAACAACGCCTCTGCTGTGTCCTCGGTTATACTCATAGACTCAACTACATTTCTTGTATGCCCATAACCTATAGTCAAAACATCCGCACTGCATAAATAAGGTTCTAAACGACAACCCTCAAACTTTTTAATTAAAGAAATACCTTCTGCTGAAGTTTTCACTTTTTTGCCTTTTTCTTTTTTGGGGATGTTTTTTTCTTTTCCTTTTTCTTTTTAGCGGTGTACTCGTTTTGTTTTTTCTTAACAGTCCACGCTTCGTTTACATCAGGCGTAGTAGGGTCGTCTGCAACAAATCTTCCTTTGCAATCTTTGGTGCGAACTTTTTCCCCTACTTCTTCTTCAATTTTAGGTGCTTCTGCAACTTCGAACAGTGATTTTAACCAACCTACTAAACTCATAACTACTCCTTTTCTTCTTTATTTAAATTTCTGTAATACTCGTTTATAGACAAAATTTGTCTTATGTATCGCTTGACTTCCGCAATATTATTAGACAAATTTTCATAACCCTTGTTTGTTAAACCATAAAAAGCCTGGGCCGGCGCTTCTTGGTTTTCTAAATCGTTTAAATATTCTTGCATTGTTGCCGGCGTTAATACGGTCCATTCAACCGGCATAGCTGTAATTTGATTAGGTAAAGGCGGGTGGTACATTGGCGCAGGTTTTTCAATAGTGACAATTTCAACCGGTTTTACTTCGGGTGCAGTAAAACGAGAATCGAGAACAGAACAACCGCTAAGAAGTGCTGTCAGTATCAGTGTTTTTAGTATCTTCATTAAATTGTTCTGGATCAGTAATTTCTTCTAGTTCTTTTCCTACTTTAGCTGTTGCCCTATTTACAATACGTTCTATTAGTCCGGGTTTAGCCATAGATAACACATTTAAATCATGCTCTGCAAACTTTTGTTTTAAATTATTTACTTGTACTTGCGCAGCATTGTTTGCCAAAGTAAGTTCAGATATTTTTAATTTATTTTGTTTTTCGTTCTCTAAAAAATTTTCTATCTCTTGGTTTTGTTTTTGAATAGAGTTTTCTAACAAAAGTTGGTTATCCATAGCTAATTGCAATTGCGCAGTCAAAACAGCTTTTTGAGCTTCTGCACGATCGTAGTAAAGTTTAAAAGAAACGATAGAAGTTAAGAGTAGTGTACCTAGAATTGCCGATATTTTTAAATTCATGTTTGAGAGTATATACAACTTTTTAAAGATAATATATAACTTTATCAGAATTGTCCTTAATTAATATTGATTGACTGTGACTGTCTTATTACAGTTTGTTGTGCAATCTAAAGTAACTGTATAGTTTTGATTAGTAGAGCCTGACTGCGTTGCATTTACTGTATAACTGCCCTGCTTTACTAGTATATTTCCTACATGAGAACCTACACCGCTTTGTGTTAGGTTTACTGTATTATTATCTGATGGATTGTTCCTAAACTCTATATCTCCATCTTTCGCACCGCTTCCTGATTGCGTAATCGTGGCATCATTGTTGTTGCAGTTGCTACATGATTTGATATAGGCATTATGGTTGCCTGTTCCTGATTGGGTGATTGTCCATGCTGAGTCATCACCAAATGCTCTCATCTTTGCATAAAAGCTGTTGCCTGTTTGCGTAATGGTATAGACATTATCATCACCTTGCATATATATCTCACCGTAGTTGCTATTGCCTGTCTGTGTGATTGTGGCAATATTGTCATCATCATCTAAATCCAAATACCCAGTATTATTATTACCATTTTGAGTAATGATATATTGATTATCTGTATGGTTACTAACTTGAGAGTATGCTTTCGCTAAATTACTTGTTCCATCCTGGTCAATGTTAATGGTTGCATTTGAACAATTATGCGTAGTGTATGTTCCATTTGATAAACCACACCAAACTGTTGTTGTATTGTTTGAACCGTTTTGATCTATAGTTATTGCTGTGCTTGAACCTTTAGTTTGTATATTTATTGTATTATCGTCGGCCTCTAAACTCATCATCCAAAGACCAAAGATTA